GTAAGGTCGCACCCCGGCATTTTTCATATTGGCATTGATTAGGCTAAAAGTTAAGTAGGTTAAAAAAATTAAGTATATTTGTATAAAATTAAGTATAAATTAACTTAACTAATGCAGAACATACTAAAATACAGCCAATTAGCAAAAGTATTAGGAGTAGCGGATGGATGTATAACAATGGCATTAAAGCATAATAGGATAGTCCCGTACTCTTCGGAGGAGAAAACAATCGACATAACAGACCCTTTAAATGAAATTTGGATAAATAAACAGGTATCTAAAGGTAAAACTTTCGATATGTCAATGATTTCGGCATCTCAAAAAGAGGTAAAGGAAAAGAGAACTGAAAGGAAATTGAGAAAGCAAGAAGAAAAAGAGAATGAGGTAGAATATATTGAAATTATAAAAGAAGAACCAAGAAAGAAAAAAGAATCGTCAGCAGACGAACTAAGGGAAAGCTTATATGAATTAGAGATAAAGAAAAAAAAGAAAGAGTTACGCAAATTAGATAACGATGACAGGATCGCGCAAATTAAAATACAGAAATTAGAAGGCGAATTAATGCCTTTTGATGACGTGAAAAGCCTGTATTTATTCACAATTGAGACAATAAGGAGTACATATTTGCAGGAAGTAAGGAGTTTAGCCGATATTTTTAAACAAAGATTCGGAGGAAGTGATAAAGAGTACGTGGCATTACAAAGGGACTTAACGGAAAAAATTAACGATATTATTGAAGATTCAAAGAAAAACGCACTTAAAGAGGTTGATAACATGCGCGAATCTTATTCAGAGGTAAGGGGAAGGGGTGAAAAGATATGAAATTAACAGACCATCAAATAGATTTGATTCGTTCAATACCTTCAAAAAGACTTGAATATTTACCGCATGAATACGCTGAAAAATTTCGTAAATTAACCTCTGACGTATCTACAATCCAAGGGAGGTTTAAGTATGACCACACGCCTTATCTTACGGAGATTGTAGACTGTCTAAGTCCATATAACCCAGCGAAGGTAATCGGAGTAATGAAAGGTAGCCAAATTGGATTTACCGAGGGCGTTTTGGTAAATGGAATACTTTGGATTATTGCTAATAACCCCGGAAATGTTTTAATGTTATCCGCCAACGATGACCTGTCAAAAGAAGTTGTTGAAGGTAGGTTAGACCAAGGTATTGCCAGTTGTGGTATTCAACATTTGATAAGGCCGAACACAATTAGAAAGCGAAACCAAAGAACAGGCGATACTTCGAGATACAAAGAGTTTGCCGGAGGAAGGCTATTTGCCGGGGGGTTGAATAGTACAGATAAACTTTCGCGCCAAAGGTCGATAAAATATGGATTCTTTGACGATTGGGAGGCAGCCCCGATAGCAGACAAAGAGCAGGGGGATATATTTTCTCTACTTCAAAAACGTTTTTCTACGGCCAAAAATGCAATGAAGCAATTTTTTATAAGTACTCCAGAATTAAAACCATCAAACATTGAAAAGGTATACTTAATGGGAGACCAGCGGCATTGGTTCGTACCTTGCCCGAAATGTGGGGATTATATCGAATATCTTTGGCACGATAATAAAAATGGCAAAAAAGTAGGCATAACATTTGAAAAAGATAACGAAGGTAATGTTATTGATGAAAGTGTTGCCTATATATGCCAATCATGCGGGCAAACATTTACAGAACGGCATAAATACGATATGAACATTAACGGTATTTGGAAACCTACTGCTAAACCTATTAGGTCAGGGTATCAGTCGTACTATGTTCCTAACCTTTTGGCCGCTCCATTTATGTACGGGTGGACTGACTTTGCTCATGAGTGGAACGATATTTATAAGGACGGGACAGAAAAAAAATCTAAATTAAAAGTTTTTTTTAATCAAACTTTAGGATTACCATGGGAGGAACGAAAAGAAGAAATTAAAGCAGGCAGACTAAGTAAGAATTGTAGAAATTACGACATAGGAACTGTACCAAACGCTTTGAGTAAACAGGATGGTAACGGAATGATTATTCTATTAACGTGTGCGTGTGACTTAAACGGGACTATTGATGACGCTCGATTAGATTGGGAGGTTTGGGCGCATTGTGAAACCGGGTCAATGTATGCCATTGAACACGGGAGTATTGGAACGTATGGGCAAAAGAATGAAGACAGGGAAAAATACACCTATCGGAATGAAGCTAAAGACAACGTTTGGGTCTATCTGTATAATGAGATAATTTCGAAAGATTATTTAACAGACGAAAATCAAAATATGCGTATAATGATGACCGGAGTAGATACCGGGTATTACACGCACTTTGCCTATGGATTTATAGACCAATATCCGGGTATGATAGTGGGGGTTAAGGGTAGGCAAGAAGATAAATTTCAAAAATATAGTAAAGATTTGCCAACTTATAAGGTAGCCCGTGAGCGTTCAAACCTATATATATTGGAGGTAGATATAATAAAAGACGAAGCCGCCGAAATGATTAACCTACGTTGGACAGATGGTAACGTACAGCCATCCGGCTTTTTAAATTTCCCTAATCCATCAAAAGGTAAATATACTTTAAAATATTTTGAACAGTACGAAAATGAAAACAAAGTACTTGAGCAAAATGATTATGGAGATACAATAGGATGGAAGTGGGTAAGGAAACATACATCCGCACCAAACCACTACTGGGATACGCTTGTTTATAACTTAGCAATAAGGAATATACTTACATCAAAAATTTTGAATGAATTTGATATTAAGCGCGGTACGTGGGCAGATTTTGTAGGAATTATTAAAAAACTTATACAATAATTATTTTAAGTTTATCAATTTTTCAATGTCTGATATTGTCATTACTATTTTTGTAGCCTGTTTTCCTCCCCTATGTAAATCAGATTCAAGAGATTTCATTGTTTCGTAAAATTCAATAAGAATATTACCGATTGACTTTTCAGGTTCGTCTAGATGCTGTATCCATAATCGTATATCTGACATATTTATTTTAACTATTGTATTGAGTTCATATTTTATTTTTTTTAACTACCATTTTAAAATGGTAAATCATTAGGTAGGAATTATAAAGAAGTTAATTGTTTAAAGCCACTTTATATCTATCTTTTAAAAAAAGATATTTTTGCTTATAATTAAGCAAATTAAAATTTAATTCTTGAATTTCTTTATTGCAAGAAGTATAAGTTATTAATTTTTCACTAATAGAATCAACAGTAAATTTATAAACATCATTATTTTGTACATCTCGTATAAAATTTCTCATTGTATCATATTCTTGTAATGATATTGTTATTATATTATTATTTTCCATCGTTATATTTTTTAAAACGGTAAATTATCAGGTTCGATATAATCTTCGTCATGTTTTTGGTAGTCATTAGATACCTCACTAGATTGATTTGATTCTGATTTAGCCCCTATAAATTTTATCTGATTAGCTATAATCTTCGTTGAGTACTTTTTTACTCCATCCTTTTCGTAAGATTCATATTTTATCTTACCTTCAAGATATATATGACTGCCTTTTTTAACGTGTTTGGCTACTATATCAGCTAACTGACCAAAACATACTACGTTATGCCATTCGGTATTTGTTACCTTTTCACCGGCTTTGTTTTTGTAGGTTTCAGACGTTGCAAGGCTAAATGAACTTACTGACGAATTTACTTCCGGGTCTTTGCCTACGTTGCCTACTAATATTACGTGATTTACTGACATTTTACTCGACTATAAATTTAGTTACCCCGATAGTTATCGTTTCGTACTTTTTGGCTTTTATTCGGTTTTTTATTGTGTTATAATCCCAACCAGTATCTTTACTAACCTTAGTAATTGTTCTCGGGTTATGCTTTTTTAATAATTCCCTTAGCTGTTGAATTGATTCTTTACGGTCTTCCATGTTACTTTTTATTTACAAACGTATGTATTTTTACAAGCTACGCCAGTTGAACCGCTTCCCATAGTCAAATCAGCAACCTTGACAACCTTTGCATTTTTGAAAGGTCTGAAAACTCTTGCATAAGCAATAGCTTGTGATGCTTTCAATTTATCTTCAAAAACTTCTGCATTTTCCTTTTTTACCGTTCTACCGGGGTCGCCATCCCAAGGCGCAATCCAAACATTGTTTTCTAATTCTACAATCCATTTCATAAGTTAAAACGCACCACAACACAGTATAAAATCAAGCGGGGGTTGCAGTGTCTTTTTGACCGCTTCGGCTGTTTAATTTGGTTTCTGCTATCGGAGAAGTGTTTGCCGTTCATTCCCCGCCAGCTTAAGTGAACGGCACTACATCTTTTATAAGATCATTCACTATGTTAAGTTTTTTGTGAAGCAAAACATTTACATATCTTGCAATTTCAGGTTCGGTGCAATTTTTTTTACATAAACTTTGACCAAAGATTTGAAGCGGTCTAATTGTAATTAACCATCTTTCAGGGTCAGTAATATGTGTATGAATTGATATTGCTTTCCCAATTTCATAACCCGTAACAATTCCGTTTTTAATTTCTTTTTCCATTTTTATTTGATTTTTAAATAATTAACAAGTGCTAACACGCAATAAAAAACAAAAGGGTATTAGTGCTCAATAATAAGCTTTTTTGCTTCGGTCGGCAGTAGTAACGTAGGATAGAGACGTGCTCGTAAATCCCTTTCGTTTCTTATTGCCACCGTTAGCACCACTTTAAATAGTGCTTCGTTGATACTTTTGTTTTAAATTCCAGATTCGCATAACTCCCAATCGGGCGATTTTTAATTGTTCATTAATTGTTAGTTTTCTGCATTGTTTTTTAGGTGCTGATTTTACGCATCTTGCAAAACCTATATCTTCATACTTTGTAATTGTGAAAACCCCTGCATATTCAGGAATCAATCCTTCACATTGTTCGTATAGCTCAATAGGCATTGCATAATATAAATACTGCAATCTTTCATCAACATGTCCGTGTTTCTTTTTAAAATCAGCCTTTAAATCACTCTTGCTCATTTTTATTTCAATCTCTTCTGCATATCCAGAGCGCTTAATTATTATTAAATCACACTCATGATCTGCACTTGTTCCAAAATTTATATAGAAATTTGGAACAATTATATGTTGCCTTGTATCGTAGTATTTTGCAATCGCCAGTTCAATATCGAGATAAGATAAACTGGTGCTAACAGCACCTATACGCAAAATGGGGTTCTCGTTGGACAAATTATCTGTATTCATAAGTTTTGTTTTTCGTTGTTAATTTTGTGGGTACAATCCCCATTCAGCGCATAGCTGCAACACGTTAGACGTTTCAATATAACGCTTTATATTTTTTATTGATTATAAGACTATCAAACTGACTAAGCATATAAGAAGTATCGTTTTCAAACGATTTTTGAAGGTCGTATCCAAATATTTCTCTCCTTTTAGCGAATTTACCCCTGTGCCAGGCATCCGTAATTATTTCTTTATACTGCTCTTTTGATATAGAAGCGCATGTTTGTACATTTCTGCTATCAGCGAATTTTAGCATAAAGTACATACATACTGTTGTAACGATAATTGCAAGTATTATTTTCATGTTTTTTAGTTTTAAAATGAAGTTTCTTTTTTTGTTATTCCAATATTTTTTTGAGTTAATTTGTTTTCAGGTCGGAACCATACATGTATGCACTTTTGTTTCCAGTTCTTTATAACCTTTCCTGTTGAATCCCTCCATTCAGCTACTTTATACCCGTTGTAAGCCCTTAAAGCAAGTTCTTCTGGGTATCCGTTTATTTTAAAAAAGTGGATAAATTCAATTTCTTCTGGGGCTATTTGTTTTTTCTCAAGTATTTTTAAAGCCTCTACTACAAAAATCAAATCTTTTGTCTCAAGTGCTAAATTTAGTAGCTTTTTTACTTTGTTTTCCATTCAGTTAGCTTTTAACTTTTAGAAATACAGTTGATTTATATGTAGCAGGGGTAATAAATTCCCCGGTATCTCCGTTTATGTTTAAATTAGCCTTAGCAGATAACTGAGCCCTTTCTTCGATTGCTTTAAGCTCATTTTGTTTTTGTATCCATTCTGGTATGTGGTCGTATTCCCATACTTTCCGCTCAGATAGTTCGAACGTTGCTCCGCTTTCAGAAAAACGTCCTTTTGGATATTTCGCGGCCTCGCTAATCGCTAAGTCTTTTACGATTTCCTTAGCTTCCTTTGCCTGCTTTTCAATCTGAGATAGTTGAGCGTATCCGATAAGAGGATTTATTTCCCCTTCAATTACCTGTTGCACTATGCTATTTAAGTTCATTTTTGAATGATTTTAATTGTTCGAATAAATCTCGATTTACTGAGTATTTCTTTAGTACATTATTAGGGTCACCACCTTCGGTAATGTACTTTACAACAGCGTCAAATTGCTCGGAACCTTGTTTAAGTTCTGGTAACTTTTGTTTTATTTCAGATGTTTTTTGCTCTACTGGCTTATTAGGCTGGCCCTTAAAAACATCAATACCTATCTCCAACCAACTGCCTATTTTTGTCATAGCATCTGTTACGGCTCCTTTATATGCGTCACCAAGGTCAAAGTTTTTTGAGTTCGCCCCCCCATTATCATTGCCTCCATATGATTCTAATTCAATTCCATATTCCGGGACTGAAAAATAAACCTTCACGACAACCATACCACCAACCTTTTCTACTAATTCGCTTTTAGCCTTCCAGCCTCCAATCCCGAAGACATCGTTTAGCCTTTCAGTTACATATACCCCTTTTATTGACGATAAATAAGTCTTTGTCGGGTGTTTACTTATCGCTGCTGCTGGTAGTGGTTTTCGCAGCATGTCAATCATTTCAGGTGTTAGTTTCTTTATTTCCATTACTCATTGATTTTTTTGATTAATACTTCATATCGTTCAGTAAGTTCAATTAGGCAATTTGTTGAAATTGAAATTGTATCGGTAAGGAATTTTTCGGTAAAATACTGCCATCTTTCCCTCTCGTCTTTCTGCTCTTCTTGTCTTATCCTCTCATTGCAGTCGTCTATTTCACGGGAGGCTTTTATACGTGTTCTTAAGTTAAGTGAAGCCTCTTCATGTAGTGCAAGTTTTTCGTTTAGGTAGTTTCTCATTTGATTAGTTTTTTAGTTGTTTCAATTTCAGACCGAATAATGTTTATTTCTTGTATCTTATGCCGGATTTGCTTGTCGTAAAAATCCTCTGAATCAAATAGAAATGATTCCGTATAAGGTTTTTCAGATTCATCGACAAGCCTCTGAATTAAATTTGCACATTCTTTTTGCGCTGAATCAAAATCTTCGATAAGGTGCAAAATCTTAGTGCAGTTCTTTTTTAAATCGGTTAGTTTCATTTTTTTTTGTTTTTATAAAGATAGGGCTATTTTTTGAATATACAATAGTTTGTAGTAGTTATTTTTTATGTTGTATAACATACTACGCGAATCTATTGACGACCTTAAACCATTTGTCTCCCCTGGTATCGTCAAAGACAATCTTTATCTTATCGTTCATCTGTTCAGCCATTGATATGAAATTACCCCATTGACTGTCTGGAATGACTTTTAAACTCACCCAATCTAATTCCATTTGTGATTGTAGGTAATTTATTAATTCATTCATTTTTATTCGCTTTTTATGAGTTTGTAGAGTGATAGGCCTAATAAGTTAGACCTATCAGGTAGTTAGCCACAATTTAAAAAAGATGCGGCATCACTTCTTTGATGCGGTTAATCGTAAAGAAAGAAAGTCGTTTAAAATCAACAATCGGATTTTTAAACTCTTTAACAAAGTTCCAGCTTTCTTCTTTTACAAGGCAGTAAAAAACTGTATTTAAAAGTCGTGGTATTTGTTTGCTACTCCAACCGCTTTCAGTTTCAATTTTTGCCAGTTCTTTTTCAATTAAAGCCTTTGTAACAAACTTGTTTACTATTTCTTCTTCTATAATTTTGTTCTCTTTAATTTCGGTTACATCGCATTTGGCGTGTTTTGCCTTAAATTCGTTTTTAACAATCTTAGCCCAAACCACTCGCCCAAATCTATTTTTGTAATTGTAGTTTTTAATTACAATACCTTCGCCAGTTCCTTGTCCATCTTCAATCAAGTAACCATTTTTTTCTAATTGGTTTACTAATCGTTCGTAAGTTGGGTTCTCAACTTTGCAAATTGGCGGTATGTATTCAATACCAAATTCATCGAGTATTACTTTGTATGTTTCGTAAGGCAAATAGTTTTCTCCATCCATTACGTCAAACACATAAAAGTTATTCCATGCTGTTTTTTGGTAAGTTTTCAAAGTATGTGGTACAAGCCATTCACCAACCAATCGCAAGTTTGGGTATTTTGCAAAAAATAATTTAAACATTTCTTGCTTTAAAGCCCAGTTGTAAAAGCCCGCATTGTCATTTTCAACTTCTAAATGTCGGTTACGGCTACCAGCTTGCAAACCTTCATTAAACCAAAGTTGAGAGTTTGTGCCATCAATTTTTGGGAATATATAACACATCCCCATTTCAATGCCATTTGTTTCAGTAGTTCCCAGCCTTTCTACGTGCTGATATTTAGAAAAACTGTGGCTAACACCCGCTATAAGTAATGCGGGGTTTTCTGCTAATTGTAAGTTTGTTTCTTTGTTCATAATTTTATATTATTTGATAATTTTGTACTCGTAAATCCCGCACTACTCATAGCGGAAACGTTGTGGTGCAGGCTATGGTGCGCTGATCCAAACAAATTGACCTGTAAAAAAATAACTTGTGAATTGCACGAATATCCACATTGGTATTACAAACCATCCTGCAATTAATAAAAACCAAAATATTTGGAGAATCAATTGCATGTTCAATAAAGGCGATAACTCTAAGTATAATTACAAGTATTAGCCAGTAAATAAAAATTTTTAGTTCCATTTTATAATTTTTAGTTTGTTTAGTTGTTAATAATTGAAGCCCACACCACAACACGCAATACCCGTCAATGGCTCCGGCAGTGCTTTATTTGACCGGAATTCGGAAAACAAACTTATAGTGCTGTTAATCAAATCCCTGCTATTTTACGCCACTGCGGGTATTGCACAACGTTACCGCCCATTTAAAGAAACGGTACACGGTAAATTATAGCATCGTTTAAAACGATAGGAAAATCTTTCATCTTTAGCGAATGGTAAGGCAATTGAAATTCTTCGCAAAGTTTCTTGAAATTACCCCGACAAATTGGCTCTTTGTCAGGGTAAATCATAATTATTACATTTTGCCTTTTCATTCTTCTATTTCAGTTGCACGGTAATAACCCCATGAGTATTCACCATCTACTACTTCGCTTTCCCAATTTTCGGGTACTGCTTGTAAAAACTGAGCCTTTGGTATTGGCTGTCCGTTGTAAAAATAATTGTACTTTTTCATATAAGTATGTTTATTAGTAATTAATTCCATTTTGAACCTAAGCAACTTCTTTGGTATTCGGCTTGTGTTGAGTATTTGCAACCAGCACCCCAAAGTGTATTTACATGTTTTTTTTCGTAACCCATCAAAGAAACAACTTCATCAACTAAATCAATAGGGTTGTTAGCTTCTGCCATACCACCTTCTACAAGGTTTAACATTGCTTTCATAATTTCTACTTTTTTAGTTGTATCAGCTATTTCGTTTATTCTGCTGATTATTTCGTTTCTGTTGTCTTTTAAGTCTTGCGTTTTCATCGTTGTATGTTTTAATTGTTATGTAAATATACAACGTATTATTCTATTGTGCAAGTATTTTTGTAATTATTTTCAAAATATTTCTATTTATTTTTAGGTAAAGAACAAAAACGGGCGGTAACCCAGTATATAAGCCATAAAACGCACTATCCAACGCACTGCCAAATTTTACGGCTCATATACTCATCGTTAGTTATCGGCAAGCTTGAAAAAACCACCGCTTCAACTCTTCATACGACCCACAACCTCCCCACCCATCGGGAAATCCTAATCTTCTTACTTGTTTTTCGCAGTAATCACGAGTTTCTCTAATTACATTTTCATCCCACTCCCCACCCTGCTGGTAAATCACAGAATATGTGAGTAGTTTAGAAAACCGCTTTTGTTCACGTTTCGACCGAAAGCCAGCCGATAACAAGCGGTCATAATTAACAGCCGTTTCGGTGGTATTTTGTTGCTTTTGTTCTCGTATCATAGTTTATAGTCTTTTGAAAGTTAATTACTTCGTATTCGGCTGCTAATCATACCGCAGCCGGTTGTGCGTAATTACCGACCAACAACGTAATGCTCTTTTATTTCGCTTGCTGCATCGTTTTGAGCTTCAACAGCTCCGTTTTGGAAACCTTCATAATATGCCATTTCCATTGCTTTAATTATTTTTGATAGATTTGGATTTAATGTAATTGCTATTTGCAAATCGTCCTTTTCGGATTGGCAATCAAAACTTGTAGGCTCGAATATTTTTTGTAAAATTTCAATATTTGTCATAATAAATTGATTTATAAATTAATAACTACGCACAACAACGGGTATAAAATATAGCGGGGTCGGTGGTTGTGCAATCATACTGCCTCGCATTTAGTTTCTTATCGTGGGATAGTGTAACAGCCAGTAAACCGCTACTTTTCATATACGAACCGTTACCAATATTAAAAAGACTGGACGTACCTTTTAGCATTCCTGACAGCTTCTTGCCATTGTTTCCAATCTGATTTATTTTCAAGCCAGCAAGAGGCTATATAATTGTTAGTTTTATGCTTATGTAGCCTACATTCTCCTGTCATTTTTATTGTTATCTGCTTATACTCAGTCCTTGTTATTTTTACAAATATTTCTTCTGAATCATCTTGATAGTAAGCATAAAAAGGGAATACTACTTCTACTTCTTTATAATCTTTGACTTCTACCAATATTTTATGTTTTTTTGCCATTTTTGATTTTTATTTCCTTTTAGACTGTCCTTTTAATTCTTTAATATTACACATTTCTCTTAAACGTTCTGCTATGTAGGTGCCATACATTTCTGAAAGGTCTTCATAACTATAATTTGATGTGCCAAACGTCAATGCCTTGTTATTGTATCTTTGCGTTAAAAGCTCAATTAAAGGATGTTTTTCAGTTCCGAAATCTTTGATAACTTTTACCTCTCGGCCTATCTCGTCTACTATCATAGGTCTTTTATAATAAAATTCAAGGCCGTTATTTTTTATGTGTTCCGGGAGGCTTAAAGATGACATAAACGTAACTCTTTTTAATGTAAGAGCCTCGATTATATCCTTAATTATCATTAAAATAGTAGTCTTACCGGTTCCGAAACCTCCTACAATAATTAGTCCTTTATCAGGGTCTAATGTTCCTTTGTCACTTGCTGTTAGGTAATAATATATATCGTTTATTAAATCTCGATTTAAATTGTCTATGATATACTTCTCATTTGACTTGTAATTTAAAAGTAGATGTTTTTCAGCAAAAAGTAAAAATAATGACTTATAATCATTAGCTGAAATTTGCAATGTAAATCTCTTTGTGTTTGTAGATTTAAGCTCTTTTATCTCGTTCTGAATGCTGCTATATATTTCCGCGAGTTTTATCATATATGTTAATTTGAAGTTTGAAATAGTTTTTCATTTATTAAATTGAATGCTGCATGCATGCCGTCAATGAAGCCAATACATTCGTCTGTTGAATGTTTTTCGCGGATATACTATCAACGAGAGCTTCCTGTTGTTCTTTTGTGATTAACATAGCTGTACTTCTATTTCGTTGTTTTCTTCATCAAAAGTCACTATCTTATCAATCGCGATAGTGCTTTGAAAGTCTGATTCCGCGGGTTGAAAGTTAGTGACAGAACGGTAGTCGGATTCTGAATTTACTATCGTTGCTTCGAAGAAGTACGTCACCCCGTTCACTTCGAAGTCACCTTCAACTTTATGGGTTCCATCTTCGTTGTTATTTGCCCGGTCAGCAATTTCTAACGCTTTGACGAGTATTTCTTCCAACCTTGTCATGTAATGGTCAATCATTATGTGTGCAAGGTATTCATCGTAGTGCATCAATGCTGGGGGGACTTGAGGCAAACTTTCTTGTTGCCTTTTAAGTTCTTCGGTTCTGTAATTAGCGACTAACTCACTAATCCAGGTATAGTAGGTTGATTCAATTTGTGGTATCATTACTTATAGTGTTTCAATCAGGTTGGTTTAACTCCTAATTGTTATGTAAAGATAGGGAGATTTTTTGAATATACAATAGTTTGTAGTGGTTATTTTTTATGTTTTAAAACATATCAAAAAGGCAAGTAAACATGTTCATCATAAAATCTTTGCTTATCCTTTCCTTGCAAATAGCATTCGTAAAGCAATCGCGGACAATAGTTATCAGGGGCCTCGACATCTGCTCTCCAGATTTGAAAGAACAAATCTAACTCGATAGGCTCATTCGTTGGGGTATGGTAGCGCGGCATTGTAGTTATCTAAAAAAGTGGAACGTATACGCATTAGAAACTCTTCAAACTCAACAGTATTTTCTTTTGCGGTGCTTGCTGGATAACTGTATACCTCGCCTGTTTGAATGTTAACCGAGCATTTGCGGTTAAAATTATCCTTGTTCCATTCATGTACGGCCTCAGCATTTGGAAAGATATACCCTTCTTCTTTTAATATTTCTATTTCAGCAGGAATAAACACGCCCCAATAAAATGCATTTTGGTTAATACTCCTATCAGAATATTGCTTAGTAATTACCCATTTATACCATCCGTCTTTGAGTTGTTTTACAACCTGTGATAAATTACCTTTTCCGGATTCTACCACGCCATCTTTGACGTTAAAACTCCCTTTTAACTCCATTTTTGTAGGTTAATATTATGCGTATTATTTATATTCATATTTATAACCTTTATTATAATAATTTCCTTTTTTTATAGGAGTGTCAATAGCTTTATCGCAACTCCATCCCCTTAATATTCTTCCTTTTATAGTAGCATAATGGTCTATCAAACCCATTTTTCTAACTAATAACATAAATGGATATTTTTCATTTTTATAAATAACATAAAATGTATTATCTCTATTGTTTGTATTTATAAGGCTACTAACAAATCTACAATTAGACGGGTTATAACCTTGTTTATTGTCAATCCTATCAATTTGCAATCCTGGTTCAAACCCATTATTTAATGCCCATTCCTTAAATTTTAAATAACTTTCACGCCACTCTTTACAAACTGTTCTGTTATTTATAAAATATAAATTTGATTTTGAGTGCCCATCTTGACATCTATATTTTATTGATGCCCACTTTCTGTATAGTTCTGTTTTCCCTGATTCGTTTGATTTTTCACCGCTCAAACATCCACATGACTTTATTCTGCCTCTTATTAAATGCACTAACCTAACTTTAGATTCTTTTCCGCAATCACATTTACATAGAAAGTATCTATTATATTGCCCGCAAGGTAATTTAATTTTAGGAAGCTCTTTTATTACGGTTAGCATATTGAATTTGTCGCCAGTATTAATTATTATTTTCATATTGTGTTAATTGCAATGTTAATATGCAAATATAACATTTATAAATCTAATAACATAACTATTTTTTTAATATCTTCAATATGTCTAAATAAGTTAAATTGTTGAGGGGTATACCGAAGTATTCTCCACCCTAAAATAGTGGCTTCGTTGTATTTTTCCATGTCCTTAATATATCCAGCCCCTCTTGTGTGTCTTCCGTTATTCCATACACCTCCCTCAACTTCAATTGCTATCATATATTTAGGTATTGCATAGTCAAAACGCCACTTTCTTGCCGGATGAAATTTATACTCTGGTATTAAGTGCATGAATACATTATTTATTAAGCACATCAATACCAAATATAGCATCCAAGTTTCTTTCTTCTACTATATTATTTCTTAATCCTTTTATTTTATGAAATTCATTATGGCATTTAACACATAATATTAAAATATTTTCCTTGTTATGTAAATTAGTATGATTTGGCTTTTCACTCCTGAAAATTATATGATGTCTTTCATACCTTAATCCTATTGATGTCTGACAATGTTCGCAATATTTATAACCAACATTAGATATCATTAACGATTCTATTTCTTTAGCATTTTTTGTAAATAACCTCTGTCCTATTCCTGACCTTTTTATTCCTGCTGCGTAATTACCATTTCTGTAACACGGATTTTTAACTCCTTTTATTTTATCCACTTTATCTTTATTCCAATTTCTACTTCTTTTTGATTTAGTATCATTTACTCTGCAATTCGCAGAGCAAAATTTATCCAATGATGTGTATGGAGTAAATTCTTTTCCGCAATATTTACATATTTTTATTTTTGGCTTATTAGACCTTCTTTCTTGTTCAGATATTGCTTTACACTTATATGAACAGTATTTACTTAATTTATTTTTACCAATAAATACATCCCCACATGTTTTGCATTTAACTTCTACTTTTGGCAATTTTCTTTTTTTATTTTCATATTCTCTTTGGCATTTTATATTACAGTATTTTTTATTTGTTTTTCCCCATATTTTTGTTGGTAATCCACAATTTAAACACTCCATAATTATAATTTTATATATGCAAATATAATAAACATTATTAACATCTGTATTTTATTTTCTACATATATTTATAAAATCAGATTCCCCATATTTAAAATATTGCATATATATTTTGACGTGTTTTTTCATTTTTAGTTATCCTCATTGAACCTTAACCACGAATAATGGCCAGCTGGGAATAAATGAGACGCATGGTAATTTCCTCCTTCAATTCGTTTTGTTTGTCGGCATGTAGGGCAGTAAAAGTAATCTCCTTGCCTATCTCTATTTCTTATATATAGGTTAAAATTTTCTGTAGCTTTTTCAAGCAACCAAGAAATATTCCTACTCTTATATTTCTCGATTTGTTGATTTGATAGTTGTATTTCGTTTATCATTCTTTATATTTTTATAATATGTTTATTATTAGTTATTTATAATATATTAAAAGTGATAGGTCTAATAAAACATAGACCTATCACTTAGTTAGCAACAATTGTCAACTAACTTCTGTAATCCTTCTGAATAATCCGATGGCATAGGATAACCGCTATACTTTGCATTGCAATATTCTGAACAAGTGCCATTGCCATGTTCTATTATTTCTGAATCTAATTCCTTATCACATATTAAACAACTGTTGCTAACACGTGGTATAGTTAATTGGGGTTTTTCTGCGTTATTCATCATTTGTAATATTTATTAAGTTTCTACTTGTGGATAGATTGTCGGTATCTAATCCCCAACTAACCATACCACCAACGTTAGCAAACAGCTTGCTAAAGTATATTACAATCATTTTCTTTATCACATTCAAAACAATAATGTGATTTGGCTTCAAATCCCCGAATACAAGCCGATTTGCTAACAACAGGTATATTCAAATTTTTTACTTGCTGTTGTGCGAAATCAAACAGAACATCGCTTAAATAAAGGTCAATCCTGTGGTTTCTGTCTATTCTTAATCCACTATTCTGATAATTATTTTCTTCCAGCCATTTTTTAATATCTTCGTATGTCATAATATTTGTGTCTTAAATTCGTAAAAAATCAAAATATACCTGCGGACGTTATGTAACAGTTTAAATCCATGCATCAGCCGTGTAAGTTTCGACACATTTCATAACTCTGAATTTATGATTAGGTGTTATTTTCTTTTCAGCTTCGGCAAGTGCTTTAGCTTTTTTGCGTTCTAAAAATTTGTGATAATATTCGTTTGTTTCCTCATCGTGAGTGTGGTAAACTATTTGAGGATTTTTACCCTCTACTTCAACTTGCACATAATAGTGCGTAAATGAATGATTTACATTTGGTCTCATAATTTATATTTAAGTTATTAATAATCAATAAAAACCGTTACATAACACGTGGTATAAAACAAAGCGGTTTAAGTGGTTATCGAAGCGGTGTAGCCCGTGCCTAGTTTATTGTATTTCGATAATTCAGTCCTCGCAATCCGCTTCGATTTCATACCACCAACGTTATAAGCCATTTAAAAGACGGCTTCTCGTATCCAATGAGTATAAGTATCTTTTATATTTTCTTGACACTTTTCTTGCAATATGTTTTGAGATTAATTCTTGACCCCAATTAAACCATACATAACTTGCCAACCAATGTGAATGACATTCATATTCCAAAATTTGTTTAACTGATAAACGGCTTATAACACCGTGTAATACGGCATTGCCTTTTAATTCTTTGATAGGTTCTTCTGTGTTCATAATTTTGGGTATTTATAAAGTTTGTACTAATTTGATACTTCGGCAACGACCGCATACACGAACCGTTAGCAACAAGGCAAAAAGTCCTTGCAGTCATCCCATACCGTGAAATCTTGATTTGGTTCAGGTTCAGGGTCTCCACCTTCCCAATGTTCTTTTGAGCAATATTCCATCGTTGTAAGTGCTGGATATTCATCTCTACCAGTCGTATATCTTTTTTTGTGTTGACATTCCGAACATTTAAAATGCCCAGTTGCTAACACACGGTTAGCGCAATTGCCGTTTTCGTGGGTGTTTAAAGTATCTGCCATTTTATTAAGTGTTTAGAAGTTCTTTATAATTTCGTATTTTGCTTTTTCACTTTCTGCAATTTCTTCTTTTGTCATTTCTGATTTTAAACGAGGTTTATCATTTTTATAATCGTAGAGCCAGATAACTGTTTTACCGTTTTGGCTTACTTTAAAACTTCCATAGATTTTACAAATTCTTGCTAATCCTGCCATTTTTGTGGTTTTTATATAGTCAAAGATAGCGATATATTTTTAATATACAATTATTTGTATGTATTATTTTATATGTTATAAAACACAAAACCCCGACCAACTCGTGACCGGGGTAAACCATAAACTAACCAACTAAAACCACTATTTTTTTAATAGCTTTTCAATTCCTGACTTTACAAGTAGAATACCTTGCAGTAATTCTACCGAAGCATCTTCAATGTTATCGTATTTTCCTTCTTGGTCGTACGCGTTCATTACTGCTCTTACAAGTTCGCCTCCTTCCTTAGTGTCGATGTCTTTTATTTCCTCTCCGATTTCCTGAATGGCAGAAACGATTTTAAATGCTTTACCGGCATGTTTTACAAATAAGGTACCACCTTCTATCATGGTGATCTTATCTTCGGATTCTTTGGCTTCTTTTACATCTTTGTAAATGTCCACAAGCGAAGTTAACGCAAATACTGTTTTGTCAATGTTTTCCATTTTTTAAATTTTTTTATTTAACAAATATACACTTTTTTTTATTATCTATACATACCCCCGTCTTATCCCTGCATATTAAGAGAGTTAAATTTCTCTTTTTTATGCAAAAATCACAATTAAAGTTGTAAATTTGGACTTTAATTGTCAGGCACGAAGCACGGCCGTTTATCCTACGGTATGGCAGTTAGAAATTCGCGGTTAACGAATATGCAGGTCGGGGGTCAGACGGGAAGCTGTTGCCCCCACTTTTTTTGCCATAATGCTTCAATGTCACCTTTTTTTTCATTTGCCTTATCCAAACCTTTGGCAGGGGTGAAAAAAATTCGAAAAAAAGACCTGTATTTAACATAATATTATTTACTGAGTGTGTTAATTTAAGATTATTCGATTAATCTTATTTTAATCAATTTGATACTGATAAAGGTTTACAATGCCTAAAAGCCCATTCCTTACGCATTACGTCTTTAAATTGTTCAAATGATTTTATAAAACCTAATTCAATATATCTGATTGCATCGCGTTCGAGTTGTTGTATATCTCTTTCTTGCTCAGGCGTTGCTTTATCCCTTAATTTTGGTTCGTGCTTATTAAATACAACAAGGTTAATTATAGTACCGATTTGGCTGTAATCTGTCTCCGGGAATACTGATAATGATTTGCAAAGTAAGACGTAGTTATCGCCTGCCAAATGTCTGTCTTTAATTAGTTCATCATGGACAAATTTTATAACTTGATATTCGAACCGTGGATTTAACCACATGGCAAACCTTATAAATAAAAACGGGTGCATCCATGTCCCTGAATTCACACCGCGTGAGGCCTTTGATTTTACATAGGGGGAATTACCCCCATGTAAATTTTCTTCCTTTATTAATACTTCTAAAAAGTCATTAGTTTGCTGATTGTAAAAGAAATCCTTTACATCCTTTTTCATTCCAGTATTCGAGTTCCATTGCCTTAACAATGCGGTTGCATTAAACATTCCGTCTGACGTCCTTTGAAAGACTTCAAAGTCTCCAATTTTTCTAGTTAGCGTAACACTTGTTTTCATAAAAATAGTATAAAAAATCCGCTTCTGGACTGGCAGGTCGAAGCGGATATATTAAAACAAAAACTGAGAAAGGTAAGCTCTTTTGGTGGCCAGTCCAATAGTACAAATATATGCAGAATTATTGGATAAATCAAACATTATTCAAATAATTCATTTACTTTAATTAAAAATAAGTACATACCAACCATAATCAGGAAAATCATGTTTTAAACACAACTTATCAAATTCAGCCTCTTCTAATGATTGATAAAATTTTACTTCATCCCACTCATCCGTGGTTTGTAACAAGCCATATTTTACGCCTTTATAAAATTCAGATTGTTTCATTGGTTCGTTATATTGAAACCCAACAATACAATAACGAGTAGATAAAATTGTTTTAGCGGTCATTTTTTAAACCCATTTAAAAAGTCAATAATTCCTTGATCTAATGATTCGTGACAGTTATAAAATACTACCTTATTTTTTACCTTTTCCTTAGCGTCTGATTCGTCTTTGGCCGTTAGTGTATGCTTCATGTAGCGACCGAAAAAACTAAAATATAACGTGTACTCTTTCATATTGTAAACTTAACAATTACATTAAGATTAACAGGAAACTCTCTACCTGAATTTAACTCTACTCTTTTTATGTCAACATTAATAGTTGTATCCATAAAAGCATATTTCATATAAAATGACATTAATATTTCTTTAATATCATGTTCAATCTGTTTTTTCTCTTTTAAAAGATTTTCCATGGTCAATTGATTTAAAATAAAAACCCCCGGCAGACGTGAGAGCGAAGCCGGGGGTAAACCATAAACTGAAACACCAAATCAAAATATCTTTATACTCTCACGTATGTTATACAAATGTATGTATTTTCTTGATATAAACAATACAAAGAGTTAATTATTTTCTTCAATTTCTCCAAAATCTGCATAAAAATCCTGCAAACAATCGTAACACATTTCTCTGTTTATTGTTCTACGATCGCAAATAGGGCATTTATTTTCTTCCATTTCTGGTAGTACTTGTTGTATACGTGTACCCAGCTACCCCTAAACCTAATAAAACCAAATCCCAGCCCAAGGAGGCTAATCCAATAGGCATTGTAGCTGGGAAAACTGTTACAGCTACCTTTAGAGCCAAACCAAGTCCGGCCAAGCCTATACCGTACTTTCTGTTCTTTTTGTGGTAGTCAGGGGTTTCCTCTTTTAACCGTTCTGCTGTTTCTTTTAGTTGTCCCATGGTATTCTATTTTAATTCAAAGTGCATTCCGTCAGGTAGTTTGAAATCGTACCCGCAATTTACGTAAAGCCTCGATATTTCCAAAAACTCATCAGTAAAAGGAGTAAGGCCAGCGGCTTCATTTTGCTCACGTGTTTTAAGGTGAGGGTTTTGATGCAAATTGAAATCAACAGAAATAGCCCATGAGTGCATAGACCATTCGTCAAGCGGGTGTATAGCCCTGTTTATTACCCTTTTCTTCCTAATGTTATGGCACCCGTCAAACGTTTTAATTTATTTGATTAATCCGGTTGCATAAAGCTTTTGCATCCACATTTCGAATACAGGAATAAAATCTATGTTCATGTAGATTCGCTTTACCGGGAGCCTCCAAATTGGTTTAGGCGTGTAAAGCTTCATCCATTTTTTTTGAGTGGATGTTTTTAGCGGGTCTCCATAATAATTAAATGCGTCCTTCGATGTCATCTGACTGTTTTTTTAAAATATAAATACATTAAGCTGACACAAGATAGCGAAAAAATCGCCCAAATTACAATTGTCTCCATTTTATTTCTCCTTTTTTTCTTAATTCAACCCGTCCGGGTATTGGTTCAATCCGTTCAAGTCGCTCGTTAACTTTTTTTTTTCGTTTAGTTCTTCAATTAAATTTACCGTTTGCTCGGTGTTTAGTTTAAGTTGTAGAATTACCTTCTTTGTAACGTCCTTTTGAGCCTCCTGAGTGCATTGTATTTGCAGTTGTGTTTCTTTTATCTGTTCAAATTGCGGGGTTACTTCTTCCATGACAGATTTAACGATTTCATCGGTCTGCCCTTTCATATCCTGCAAGTCGTGGTATATTTCAAATACTCCATACAATACTCCTATTGCGGTTACTGATGACAAAAACCAAGTTAATATCTGGCCTAATAGCTTCATGGTATCCAGTTTTCGATTTTTGTTTCTATTACTTCAACCCGCTTTTTTAGCTTAGCAATTTCGCCTTCGTGCGCGATGCAAGGGCGTGTCTTTACGTCAGCCCTTAGCCTTTCTATACTTTCGCTAAGTACTATCATTTGCGAGATTAGCTTTGTATTAAGCTCCGATAGCATTTCCCAGCTTTTTGTTCGGGCTTCTAAAATCATTAGCTTGTCAATGACACTCTCCTCGAAAGACTTTGGTTTGTCTGTTTCGAGCGTGTGGGCTACTACTGTAGGTCGTTTATGTGCCATTATTTTTCGAGTTCAAAGGTTTGAAATAGAGAATATTCGTTAGCAATGTCTTCCGGGTCTGTTTTGTACCAAAATTTAAAATTTCCGGTCAATTTGTAGTATATCAAAGCAACTGCCTCGGAGCAGTACAATCGCCTGTCTGCTTTCGTTTCGCCTTTGCCAATCCACTTGCCAGTTGTTTGGTAAACTAACTGATGTATAAGCCCGGCAAAGTCGTAAGGTCTGGCAAGGTCTATCTGTTGCTTAATTGTTGTTTCGATATAATCCACCCTAAAATTAGGACGTTTAACAATTACCCGCCTCGCTTTTCGTATGCTCCACGAAAGCTCGTGTTCCCGGAATCCGTCAGCAAGGCTTTCGGCAACGGTAACTCCTGAGACTGTGCGGTACACAATAGCGCAATGATTGAATTTGCTATTTGTTTCACGCTGAATGATACGCGCAAGTAGGCTCGTGTTTGAGTAGCACAGGCAATCGCCGGGGAGTAGTTGGTTAGGTTTCATAGTCTTCGAATTTACCATTATACATTTCGAGCAATCCTTTGTGTTCAGGAAGTACAAACAAAAAGTACACGTACCCGATTCCTTTTTCGTCATCAAGATTGACCGGGATTCCCTCTGTTTTGATTAATGATAGAATTTCAGGTAGTTCAACTCCCAAACGTGCTACGTCAGCATAAGCCATTTGCATCCTTATTGGTCTGTCGGTATACAACCACTCAGCCGGGATGAGTTCAAACGCTTCGTTAACATAGCGATATTTCCCTGTCATGATGTCGGATGGGTATACTTCGAATGACTGTGAGCCTTCAAATGGTTCGATAGATGCCTTTTCTATCTTCGTACCGTTAATTTTGCAAAATATCATAGCTGTATAATTTCTACTGGTTTAAGTTGTGCAACATTTTGCACATCAAGACCTGAAAAAAATATCAGGCGGTTATTAACTTCATCAACATTTATGGAGTTATGGGTATTTTGCAAAAGTATTTCGTTATATGCTCCAGTACTCAGCGTAATGTCCATAAATGATGATCCATTTTGAGAAATGAAATATATATGTCCGTTGTATGCGAGAAAATCGGGTTGAGTAATTGAAAAACCTGTTACAAATGTTCGTGCAGGACTATCAAAAGTACTTAGGTCTATTTCGGTTACTGTACCATTCGTATAGAGTGTATATAGAAAACCATTATACACTTCATTTCGTATTACTGTCCCTGATGCGTTGGTAGTGATTGTAGAAGTTATAACAAGATCAGTTTCCCTTACTTTTTGAACGCTTGTACCGGTGCACACGTATACATATCCGTCATGGTAAGCGATAGGGCCGTTGAGTACGGTTACATAAGTAGTTGTTGTCCCTACTACTTTGTTTAACGCTGTACTTTTTTGTATGAAATAGGATGTTGGAGATACAGCGACAGGATAAGCTAAATTTGTCGACAAATTTTGGATTGCAATATCTCCATAAGCTAATGTGTTTAAGTCAATCCATGTGCAGGATCTATATCCGGCAGAATATATATAATCTCCTACTTTTGCTACTTGAGAAAAGCCCATCCCTGCTGTTAAAATGGATGGATAAATACTTACTACCTCTCTTGTTGCGACATTTAGCCTGCTTACCTGTAATCGTTCGAAGGAATGAAAAAATATATATCCATTTACCTCTATCATTGATTTATACCGCCCAGGAAGCCAAAAGCCACTCGTAGTTTGCCACAAATAAGCCCCTTCGCCAATGATATATTTCTCATCCTCATCAAACATTCCACGTCCTAATATTAGGACCTTATTAAGATTGATTGAATATATCGCCCCATTTACCCCCTGTTGAATGACTTTTGCTCCGAGTTGACCAGTATCAACCATCGGCCCTGTCGAACTGGTTTTAATTGTCTTCACCGTATAGGTTTGACCCGCTGTTCCGGTAATTTGCAGCCGGTCATCCTTTTCAACTGGATAAGGCACGGTGATAGGTATGCCATTAAGAACCGGATTTATAGCCCCGCCCAAATCACTAAGTATACCAGTTTGTGTTAATGTATATGTGGTGTTTGTTCCTGTAAGTTTTACCGGGCGGGTAAACGTTACAGGATCGCTAACCTCCAAATCAGGCTGTTGAATGTCGAGCCTCAACGTATCACCTACGGCAATTTCAGCCGCATCGGTATAGGCTGAGTAATCTATTAACCAGTCCGAACCGTCTGCTGTGATTGATAGTAGACGACATTGGCCTGTGCCAAAAAGCAAGTCATCGGTTCCAGTAGTCTTTTCGAGATACCCAACTACACCTTCTTTAATAGGCTGCGAACTTAACCCGATAACCCTAATTACTTTTGTTGATTCAATACTGTATGCTGTACCCGTGTCGGGCTGTCCTATTCGTATGTTCATAATATTGCTGCTTTAATTTTTCTTTGCCATTTGGCTGATATTTGTAACGGGGTATCTACTGAGCCATCTCCAGATAATGTTTCGTTGTCGGTTACTGAGCCGCCTGATATATCCGCCATAGTTGCTGCCGGATTAGATGCGCTTAAACTATTAGCACCCTGTATTCCTGCCAGTTCGTCTGACGTTAATTCGTTAGTTGGTATATCATTAATAGTGGCAAAAACATTGCTTGCAGAAGGGGTGTTAGCCCATTGTACCGCTGCCAGTTCGTCTGACGTTAATTCATTACTTGGTATATCCGACATAGTTGCAAACACATTACTCGAAGATGGTGTATTTGATCCTTGTACCGCTGCCAGTTCGTCTGACGTTAGTTCATTTGCGGGTATATCGCTAATTGTTGCAAAAACGTTCGAAGCACTTGGATTGTTTGCGCTCTGAATAGCCGAAACTTCATCTGATGTTAATTGGCTGCTACCCAAATCCTCAATTGTTGCAAATGGGTTTGCCGCGTCTGGGTTGTTTGCCCCCTGAATCGCGTCTAATTCGTCAGTAGTTAAATCAGTTCCACCACCTCCGATAGTCGTATTATTCAGGACGCGTGCCTGAACCTTCGGACTTACTATTTTAGCTTGTATGGTTATACTTCCCATCGTCTTTTTGTTATGTCATTGTAAACCGTAACGAAGTCCACAATAGTACTTCGCGGCTTTTCGTCATCGCCTTCGAGTGAAAAATCATATACATGTATACCAGCCGGAACGTCTTCCCAGTCTGCTGCCTCTATCTCTAAAATTGACTTCCCGTTAGTAGGGTCTGAATGTACCGTTATATCTTTTGTGATAAGTGCGTTGTCATCTGTTGTCACTACGTCAGATTTACGCTTCATGGTAAAAAATAGCGTTTTACCTGTTATATCAACTGGTAAATTATTTTCGTCCGTGAGTTCGAAAACAATCGAATAAGCGTCTCCTTTTATTAGTTCTAACATATTACCTATGTATATAAAGTAATCGTAAACCACCACTTAAAACAGTAGCGTCATCATTGCTGGCCGTATTTCTTATTTCTGCCCACAATTCTTGCCCGGCTGTTGCTATCCAATACCCCGGAACTACTACTTCGTGCGGGGCTGTTCCATCTGTCGATATAGATACTTTATGAATCTCTCCAGTTGTTGACATTAACCTAACCTCATATATGTCTGCATTGGTTCCAGTAAACGACAAGCTAAAATCTACATTAAAATGACCCGCTACTGTCGCGCTTACCGTGTCATCTTCTACGCTCAATAGATACTGGTCAATCACCCTGAAAAGGCTATCTGCTGGATTTGTAATTTGCGCCCACGTGTTTTGAGTTAAGGCTATCGTCCGTGTGCTATCAGCAAACCTAATCCACGCGTGAGGTGGTTTAATTAAATAAGAAATGTCATCATATAACCCTGTTGTTGGTGATTTTACAAATTTTGTTCCCAAAGTATCTGAAATTGTAACTGCTTTCTGGGTTATCAAAAAATCTGGCGGTTTTACTGAAAATGGAGATATATTGAATGAAAATGTATCGCATGTTTGGTAACAGTTGCTATAACTTATATCTCCTTCTATTGCTTTTGATGTTTTCTCAGGTAATTCAATATTATAATTATTTTCAGTTCCGTTTGATATTAAATTGCTAATTCCACCAGCGGCATAACTGTAACTAGATGAATTACTCCCATACGTGAAAGTATTAATTTGGCCTGATGTAACAGATTTATACTCTGACGTATATGTAGGGTTCCACGCCGTCACAGTAAGCCCATCTGTTTCGTATTTAAAAGTAGCGTTAGTTGCTCCTCCATATCGGCCTACGGTTAAATTACTTGCCAATGTGTCATCTAAGCTAATTGTATTTGAAATTATATCAATACCATTTCCGGCATCATAAGTAGAACTTCCTATAGTTCCAATAATACTATCTATTTCTAATTGAGTATAAAAAGATGTCCAATTACTGTCAGGTAGCCAATGTATATCGTTAGTCGAGATTCCATCATATCTCTGAGTTATCAACTTACCTGACTTAAAAAAAGATACATACATCCCTAATTCTCTTTTAAGTATTGGGATATTTGCCTTCGCTGCACTATCCGGGACTATATGTAAGCCCCCTTTAACATCAGTTGAAAGTACCGTAGGGCGTGTTACATAATAATTTTGAACATAATCCGGCACTTTATACTGAGCCAATAGCAGGTTGGGCAATAGCAAAATCGCCAGCAATATTTTTTTCATTTGTTACTTGTTTTATGACTTGATTATAATCACCAGTATTTAGATTTTCCATAGATTGCTCGATAGATGTAAGCGGAATACCTTTTAATCGATCACCTAATTTTTGGCGTTCTGCTAATACCTCTTTGACAGGGTCTATATGTGGAACGGTCGCACCTATAAAACGACAATTACGATATGATTCTTTTACCATTTCATCGCCACCTAAATATCCCGGAGCTTGTACAACATTTTTAAGGATTTGAATATCTAACCAAAAATCAAAAAAAGGCTTGTAGAATTGTCTTTTTAGTATAATATCCCTATCGGTCATCATTTTATACTCCCAGCTCTTAATAGCAGCCCGGCTACCAGAGTAAGCCCCTCCAAATTTATCCATGGCTACCTCTGGGGGTATACCTAAAGTAGCGTAAATAATATCAATATTTATTTCAAAAAAGTCTCTAAAATAAAGGTCTGTATTTCCTGAGTTACGTTTTAAACTTGCACCTTTAGGCATATTTAATGCCATTTTATTAGTTGTTTGAGCAACTTTTGAAGCTACAACATCGGCGTTGTCTGTTTCTGTTTCCGGTGCTGTCCCTTTTCCTTTTCCGAATGATTGTGCGATATGTTGAGCCAATGGATTTTCCCCAGTAGAATTATTGTCATGTTCTATAGTATAAGGTATTTTAGCATTTTCCTCTGCGCTTCCCAAAGTAGCATCCTTATACCTATCCATCTTGTCCGCCGTTTCGATAACAGCCGCGAGTAATGACATCCCCCTTATTTCTGACTTTTTGTATTTCATTCCATACATAAGCCACGCTGTGCGCATTCCTAATGAATTGTACGCTGGAATTCGTTCGTAATTCATTGATTTTGTAATGACATAATAAGCAACATGACTTCCTTTACCGTTAACTTCAACCCCTTGTACTATTGTATTACCTCTTTTGATAGCTTTAGCCATTTCCTCACCCATGATAGGGGTTTGTAAATTACCACCGTCAATTGTTTCTACCGTAACATTTGAACCATCAAACCGTGTAACGCAAAGAATATCACCGCAAATGATAGCATTTTTTAAAGCTTCGGCGGCTTCATCGTGTAGGGTTGTTTCTTTTGAATAAGTTGAATTTTTCGAGTTAGCGTAAAGCCTAAAAAGTGATTCAACAGAATCTATATACTCCCTTATCTGACCTTCGTTAATTGATACCTTATATTTATCCAGCACCATTTTTTCAGGGTTAGATTGTAGTTTTAACCCTGACCCTACAATCCAAAGGCAATACTTTCTAATGGCGTTTTGAACAACGTCAGATTTAAGATATGATTCCCAAGCTCGATACCTTAAAGTATAATAATCCAAATAATAATTAATTGGAGACCCTAATTCGTAAGGTGTTTTTTCCCCATCAAAAGGGACTACATTAGTATACCTATAACCTTTAAATTCGCTGTAAGAAAGTTTATCCGAGACAACTTCAATAGCTTCGGATTTATCTTTAAAAATTTCGTATCCAAGTATTTTCATACTAACCCCCTTGCCGGGCGAAGCACAAAGCCACGACCATTTAGTTTATTTAAAAGCATTTGTTTTAGGGCTTCAAATGATTCAATGCCTTTTACTATTTCCGAAGTACTGCGATACCTTGTTCTAATTTGCACTTGACCATCGTTTAAACTATATTCCTCGACATCTGAGTTTCCAGTACCTACGTTTAACATTTGCAATTCTAAAGCCTCAATTATCTGACAAACCCTTGTAAGTCTGTCGTTTAGACTTGTTGCAGATTCTATATAAAGACGTTCTGTTAGTGCCATATAGCAAAATATTTGACAAATATATAAAAAATTGATATGTTATTAAACATCTTTTGTATATTTGTAGCGATTAATTTAATTGCTTATGAAGCAGATATTGTTATACACTCCGATTTTTAGCTTTACGGCTGAATCATTTGTTGATAAAATCACCAACATTGAGGATAAAAACGAAGATATAACTATTAGAGTTAATAGTCCAGGTGGTTCTGTTTTTGCAGGATGGTCAATGATTGCCGCAATGCAGGAACATAAAGGGTCTATTAAAATGAAGGTTGACGGGGTTGCCGCTTCAATGGCTGCATATATGACACTATTTGCTGACGAAGTAGAGGCTTTAGATGTTTCCCGATTTCTATTCCATAGGGCTGACGGATATACTGAAAACGAAGATGACAAAAAAGAACTATTAGCCATAAACGACATTATAAAAAAACAGATGCAAAAACGAATGAACCCGGATACTTTTAAAGAAGTTTCAGGCGTTGGATTTGACGAACTGTTTGATATGTCAAAAAGAAAAGACGTATGGTTAAGTGCAAAGCAACTAAAACAAATAGGATTAGTAGACAAAATAGTCCGATTAGAGCCTAAAGAGATTGAGGCAATGAACGAAACTTTTTACGCTTTTAGTAATTTCGAACAAGGTAGTTTGGAATCAGGAGGTACTGATAAAAAAGCGGAATCAAATAATAACGATAAAAAAATTGTAACAATGACAAAACAAGAAATTAAAGCGCAGTTCCCTGAGGTTTACGCTGAAATCGTAAAAGAGGGAACTTTGTCCGAACGGGACAGGGTAGCAGCTTTCATGGAATTTGCCGACATTGACCCCGAAGCAACTAAAAAAAGCATTGTGGACGGTATTGAAATGTCGCAAAAGTACATGGCCGAAATGACAAAAAAATTTATTTCCGCCGAGAAACTTGCCACTATAAAAGAGGAATCGCAAAAGCCAGTTGAGGTAAAAGCTACGGACGACAAACCGGAAGACGTAGAAGCCGCAAACTTCGAAAAAGAGGTTTTTGCAAGTATGAACTTAAAAAAGGAGGAATAAGCCATGAGTGTAACTAATGTAGTACAAACCCGGAATCAACTTACAACGAATTACGATGTAAGTAAATTCCTACTTGGCAATAACTCCTTTATTGATGCCAACGTAACCGCTTCCGGCGCAAATGTAGTTCTTACCGAAGGCCTTGTAATGGGTCGTATTTCGGCAACTGGATTACTCGCAAAATTGGATAAGGACGCTACCGATGGCAGCCAATATCCGGTTGGTATTTGTGTAACTGACCAGACAATTGTTGACGGAACTACCGCTTCGGTACGCCTTGTAAACAAAGGTAAAGTAGCAGAATCTAAAGTAACTATCGCAGATGGTACTCTATCTACTGCTATTGGAGTTGCTAACCACCAGCGTACCCTACGCGATTGGATTGAATCAATCGGTATCGAATTGATGGGTGGCGAAGAATTAACCGCATTTGATAATTATTAAAAGGAGGGAATAACTATGTTACCAGTTCAACAAGCAAGGAATATTTTTAATAAGGCGTATCTTGCCGCCTATAAGGAAATGATACCAGTCCCTTCCTTTTTGAAATCGTTTTTTCCTGTCAAAACTTTTGACACTAAAACGGTTAGTATTGAGGTTCAAAGGGGTACTGAGCGTATTGCAGTCGATGTGCTTCGCGGAACGGATGGCAACCGTAATACTTTTTCTCGGTCAACCGAAAAAGAGTTTATGCCTCCTTTCTTTTCGGAAAATTTTGACGCTACTTCACTCGACCGTTATGATCGAATATTTGGCATGGATGCCGCATTTACCCCAAAAACTATCGGTTATTTAGCCAGCGATGTTGCTTTGAAATTGAGCGAACTTCGAAATAAAATCGACCGTGCAAAAGAGTTGCAATGTTCACAGGTGTTTGAAACCGGAACAGTCGAACTTATTAACGGTGATTCTATCGACTTCAAACGCAAAGCAGCGTCTAAAGTTGACGTTTCAACCGCTGACAAATATTGGAACGATGTAACCGCAGACGTAGAAGGTCAGTTGATTGCAGCCGCTCAGTTTATCCGGTCATACGGGAAAAGTGGTGTACCTACTTTCAATTTGGTAATGTCAGGGAGTGCATGGGTAAAACTCAAAAACACTAACTACATTAAAAATTATGCCAACTACGAAAAGGTATCGCTTTTGGATATTAATATGCCACAAACGCAGGCTTTCGGAGCTGGTTTAATGGGACGTATTTCTGCCGGGGCTTATATATTTAACGTATGGACATACGATGAAGTATACGAAGCTGCAAACACCGGAGTAATTACCCGCTACTGGCCGGAAGATATGGCTTTTATTGTGCCTACCGCCGGAACACGCTTCGAACTTGTTCATGCTGGAGTACCTGCTATTATTCGGGATATGGCTCGTGCTGAATTTCCTGAGTATATCACAAATCAGGCCTCTGAGTATTGGGTTAACAATTACATTGATGCCAAAGCAAAATCGCACACATTCGAAATAATGTCCGCGCCTTTGGCTATCCCTGTTACTGTTGACATGATTTATACCATGACAGTAATTGACCCTAACGCCCCGGTTGTTGGTTAACTTTAAAAACAAAAAGAAATGAAAAATTTAATTTTTATAACCCTATTATTTAGTATTCTGCCTGTATTTGGGCAGAATGCTACTATTGACAAAACATTGGAATACGGACAAACGTACATCAATTTTTCAGGCGTTGCAGCTGATACGATTGGTGTAGGCGATTCAACATGGACATATACCGTTTATAAAAAGTCTGACGATAACATTTATCCGTATATCTATACCGATTTGGCCGTTGTCGCCGGTGGCACTCCTGATACTGTATTAGTAATCTTACAGGGTAAAGTATTTGCAAATCAATCGTTTACTGCCTTAGACACTGTTATATGGCGCGGTAATCCTGATAATGCAATAACTCCATTTGATTATACTACTGCAAATAAAAATCAAATATGGAGGGTTATGCTTCAAGGTTCTAATGATGCAATAAAAGCACGCGTTAGTAAATTGGACTTTTATTTTCCTAAGTAATGGCAAAGTATAAGTTAATAGCTACATCGGTTACTATTGAGGGCAAGGTCTTCAAAAAACGTAACAACCCAATTTTAGAGGACGGTAAAATAGATTCAGCTCTTTTGGCTGCTGCTGAAAAAGCTGGTTTTATAGCCGAAATCAAAATTGAAAAGAAGGTTAAAAAACAGGAAATTGAAGAAGTAAAACCTGAATAACCATGAGCCTCGCACGCGCTATTTTTGACATAAATCGCTTTTCACAAAAGGAATTTAGTACGCTAATTACTTTTACGGACAGGGATTTTAACACAACAGTAACCGTGCGAGGCTTAATATCTAAGCATAATTTGAGTATTGACCCGGATACAGGTAGGCCAGTAAGTTCGAAAAATGTTCATTTGTCAATTGCGGAAAAAGTTTTGATTGATGCCGGGTACGAAACCCGAAATTATAAAAACGAAATTGACATAAAATGGCACATGGCTACTTTTTCAGATGCAAGCGGTAGTAGTTTTTCGTACTATATTAACACGTTTATGCCATCTGAAACAACAGGATTAATAGTATGTATTTTAGGAGAATCTAATGAAATTAACTAACCCTATACCATATCATAATTTTGAGTTAATTCGCGACCGTATTTGCTTAATACTTGCTACTGAGTACTGCGGTCAGAATGAAACAAAAAACGTAAAAGTATGGCGTGAAAGGTCTATTCCATTTGATTTAACTGAACTTCCGGCTGTTAATGTTGCTTTTGACCGCGTAACGTTTGAGCCAACAAATCCAAAGGCACAAACAGGCGATTTACAGTTTTATATTGATATACACGTACGCGAAAAACATGCAATAAACGAAAATGGCGATACTTTGTCAAGTATAACAGCTCAAAGGATAGCAGGTATAACAAGGTATATTTTAATGTCGCCTGAATACTATTTGCTCGACTTTGATCCCGGAACTGTATTTTATCGCTTTATAGATTCGATTGTAACCGGAAAAGCAAACGTAGACGATTCACAGCATGTAATTGTAAATCGTGTATCGTTTAAGGTAAAAGCAAATGAGTTTGTAAATGACTTAGTACCTGTAACCGCAGAAATGTTTAGTACTCAAATTAAATTAGAAGAAACAAATAAAGGACATTACCTAATAATTGAACAAAATGATTAGTACAGCAATTGATATTACACGGGTTAGCCGCGTTGTCGGTTACAAAGTGAAGCCTGCTAATTTTAGTCAGGTTACGCCGTACTTGCCACAACGAATAGCCGTACTCGGGGAGGCTAATACCGCAAATCAGAGCGGATTAGATGTTACTCCTTATGAGTTTATTAATGCTACCGAAGTTGCTGCAAAGTATGGTTATGGTTCACCATTGCACCAAATAGCAAGGATTTTACGCCCAAAGTCAGGCAACCCGCTCGGGGGTATTCCAACGGTATGTTACCCTCAAACTTCAAGTGGATCAGCCACAGCCGGGGTATATAAATTAGGGGTTACTGTTGCAACAGCCGTAACAGCAAATGTAACTCACTATTTAAAAATTAATGGTCGCGATAATGTTGACGGTGCATTTTACGCAGTTAACCTTGCAATAGGTGATACCGCAGGAGATGTACGCGATAAGATTGTAGACGCTATCAATGCCGTTTTATCAGCTCCGGTTACAGCCGCCGAAAACAGTACCGATGTGGATATAACCACAAAATGGGAAGGGGCTACGGCGATTTTAGATGTTGAAGTTATAACCAATGGAAATGCCGCCGGGGTTGTATACGCTGAAACATCTAATACGGATGGTACGGGAGTTGTTGATATTAGCGATGCACTTGACGCTTTTGCCGAAAATTGGAATACTTTAGTTATAAATCCTTACGGTTCGGCTCAGTTTTCAACCTTAGAAGCCTTTAATGGAATACCTGACCCTGAATCTCCTACTGGTCGCTATGCCGCTGAAAACTTTATGCCTTTTATGGCGTTCTATGGTTCAGCTTTAAGCGATAAAGATGATGTAATTGCAATTACAAACGCTTCTGGTCGCCGTACTCAGGTAACGAATGTAGTTTGCCCAGCTCCGGCATCTAAAGGGTTCCCATGGGAGGCAGCCGCTAATATGGTTATGACAGTTGCCCCAATTGCACAGAATAGCCCACATTTGGACAATTCAGCAAAACAATATCCTGATATGCCAGTACCTTCGGACGAAAATATTGGCGATTTTTCGAGCTATTCCGCAAGGGACTTCATGGTGAAAAAAGGGGGGTCAACCGTAAATCTTACAGGTGGTAAATACACCGTGCAGGATTGCGTTACTACCTACGCCCCGGATGGTGATACAACGCCTAAATTTCGTTTTGTACGCGATTTAATTGTTGATTGGAACGTTGCTTTCAATTCGCTTTTAATTATGCGTAGGGATATTCAGGATAAGGCCATAGTTCCCAATAACACACCTGCAAGGGTAAGCGGTACAGTATCTCCAAAGGCTGTTAAGCAGTTATTCACGAGCCTTGTAACTGACCTTTCGGAACTTGCTCTAATTGCTGACCCTGCTTATTCAGAGGACAGTTTACAAGTAGGGATTAACGAAACTAATACGGCACGTATGGACATCTTTTTTAAGTACAAAAGGACTTCTACCGCTCACGTAGTTTCTACCGATGCCGCTGTTGATTATAACTTTACCACATAGGAGGAAAAAATATGAGTTACATAGGTGGCGATATTATCGAAATTACTTACAATCACCCGGTAATAGGTTCGGGTACGTTGTATTGCAAATCAAACGAAGATGGTACGATTGACCCCGGAGGGTATCGTACTAATGACGATGCTAATCAGGTTACCGGGGACGGTAAAATGATAGTTCAGCTTAACCGTGTTTTAGCACGATTTGAAGCACCCCCAATTGCATGGGACATGACCGGAGCGGACGAACTGTTTAAACTCAAAGACATGGCCGCAAGCCCTGTAAATGCTGACTGGACAATCAACCATGTATCAGGCAGTATATGGGGCGGAAAAGGTCGTCCTGTTGGCGATATTCAGGCCGCTACCAATTCGGCACAGGTTACTTTAATTTTAGCATTCGAAAACGAACTTAAAAAACTTTCGTAAATGATAAAAGTCGCAAAAGAAGTCGCCGTTCAGGAATTTGAACGGTGGCTTTCATACAAAGGAATAAGAGACAAAAAAAGAAAAGACAATGAATCATTTGAGGAAACCATTATCGCAGCGATTGAAGATGGTCAGTTAACCCTCGATGACGACCATGTTTTTACTCTTAAAATTACCCCGGTAAAAGATGCAAATGGCTCGAATGTTTTGGAAAGTTTGAAATTTAAACCACGCCTACAAGTATACCAGCTTAACCAAAAATTAAAAGGTGTATCGGCGAATGATGGCGATGGTAGGGTAATGGCTTATGTTGCTGCAATAACAAACGAAAATAGCGGTGTAATTGGGTTAATGGATACGTCAGAGTATTCCGTTTGCCAGTCAATCGTTATGTATTTTTTGTAATTGACGGCCTCGATATTGTTATTAAAACGATAAAGAGGTTGTACAAAAGTAGCATTGAAGAAATTGGGAATATGTATTGCGATGACATTGACTTTCACGGAATACTTTACTGGTTCGAAGATGCTAAAGAGTACGTAAAACAAATTGAAAAAAGTTTAGGAGCTTTACAATAATGGCAACATCTTTAGCAGCGGCAGTTAAATTCACAGCGGTAGATAAGTTTACCGGGGTAGTTCAAAAAATGACTGCCGCTACTACTTCTTTTAGCCAAAAGGCATCGGCTGGGTTCGCCATGGTGCAACGTGCTGAAACCAAGATGCGCCAAGGCATTTCTAACACGTTAGGCAAATTAGGACAGTTAGGATTAGCATTTGGAGGGGCTTCATTGGCTATGATGGCTTTCGGGGCAAATGTAGAATTAGATAAGCGATTACAATCATTACAGGCAATTACGGATGTTACTGGTACAAAGTTTGATGCTTTTAGGATTGAAATAGACCGTGTTTCAAAGTCTCAAAAAATGTTTGCCGGGGATACGGCCAAGGCTTTCGAAATTGTAGGGAGTGCAAAATCTGAATTACTTTCCGATGCAAAGGCTTTGGCGCAAGTAACTGAGGCCGCGATGGTTTTTAGTAAGTCAGGAGCCGGTGATATGGAAACGTCTACTAATGCTTTAGTGGGAGTATTAAATCAATTCAATCTTACAGCCGACCAATCTACAAGGGCGATTAATGCTTTAGCAGCTGGTAGTATTGTAGGGGCTGCAAATGCACAGGAAGTAAACGAATCAATAAACGCTTTCGGTACAGGTGCAAAAATGATGAACGTATCATTAGAGCAGTCAGTCGCTTTAGTTGAGATTTTATCCCAAAAACAAATAAAAGGAGCTGAGGCCGGAACGAAGTTAAGAAATGTACTTTCGAAGATGTCAGCCGTGAAAGGACTGCCAAAAGAAGCGCAAGAACAACTGTTAAGAATGGGTGTTAATATGGATTTAGTTTCAGATAACACCGTAGATTTTCAGAAAAGATTAGAAGAAATGGCAAAGGTGGTAAAAGACCCTGTTGCCCTAATGAAGATATTCGGAGCGGAAAATAAAGAAGCCGCAGCGATTATACTGCAAAACACTAAACAATTTAAAGATTGGACAAAGGAAGTAACCGGAACGGATTCAGCATATAAGCAAGCTGCTATTAATAGTGCTTCCCTATCAACAAAAATACAAGAAATTAGTAACGCATTTAAAAACGCTGTTACATCGACAAGCGCAAATAACAAATCCATGGACGGGCTAAAAAAGATACTTGGATTTGTTGCTAATAACATGGAAAAGATTATAAAAGTAGCGACTATACTAATAAGTATGTTTTTAGTCTACAAAACAGCCGTTACAATAGTTACTGCCGTGCAATGGGTTATGGCAGCTGCTGTTAACGCTACTCTTTGGCCTATACTTGCGGTAATGGCTGCCATTGCTGCTATTGTGCTAATTATTATGAACTGGGGCAAAATAACCAAGTGGTTTAGCGATACATGGGCGAAGTTTACCGGATTTATTACCGAAACATGGGGTAAGATAGTATCTTACTTTCAGAATACGAGCCTAAAAGATATGTTTATTGATTTAGGACAGACAATATTTAGGTTTATGCTTACTCCGATAATATTAGTCCTAAAATTACTTTCAAAACTTCCGGGGGCGGTAGGAAATACTGCAAAAACAGCATTAACGGCTATTGATAAGTTTACAGGAAAAGACGGGGAATTAAACGTAAATGCACAGCCTTTAAATGCAGAGGCTACGGTAGAAAGGGTAAGGACTGAAAGGTCAGAAAAAACAAGTAATGAAAAAATATCAATGGAAGTAAGGGCGGTTAATTCTACGGCTAAAATAACAGAAAATACCGGAAAATACCCTGTAAAAACAACCTCGACAATGGGACGCTAATGGCAAGTGATATAACCATATATGAAACAGGCACGGGAGGCGATTTATATCTAAAAAATAACGATATAAACCTAACTACCGGACTAACTAATCAAATTTACATTGCCCTCTTCGGGGGTAATAAAGAGGAAAATACATCGGAAAATTTGAATGTAAAAGATAATCGTCAAGACTTTTGGGGTAATGCTTACTTGGATTCAGAGTATCAATTTAACTCTAATTTTGAACGCGCTTTAAGTACTGTTGCTTTGACTTCCGGGGGTATATCTAAATTAGAAGATGCTGCAAAGTCAGATTTAAAATACCTACGAAATTATGCTGATATAACAGTAGTCGGAAGTATCCCGGAAATTGCTAAATTTGTACTTGACATAACAATAAAAGAACCTGACAACCAAAGTACGAAGGTTAAATTTATATGGGATGGACAGAAAGTTGAAATAATTGAAGAAATAACGATATGACAGTACCAACTATAAATGAACTGTTTACCTCAATTCAAAGCGATTTGAGGAATAAGTTAAATATAACTAACGTGTTCGGGAGGTTGGTTATCAATGCTTTTGCTTTAGTGCAAGCTGCAAAACTAAAGATTTACTATTTACGACTATCTTTTATTTATAAAAATATACTCCCCGATACCGCAGATCCGGAAGAATTAGAAGGGACGCTGCAAAGATATGGACGGTTGAAGTTAGGCCGAGATTTACTGCCAGCAGTCGCAGGGATTTATACCGTACAAGTAACCGGAAGTATTGGGGCTGTTATACCTCCGCTGGCTACATTTAAAAGTACAGATACATCAAAAAGCCCGGATAAATTGTTCATTTGTGATTCAGGATTGACATTAACAGGATCAACTGGTTCAATAAGCCTACGCGCTTTGGATTTAGGGATAACCGCAAAACTTGAAATAGGAGACGAATTACAAGTAACTCAGCCAATTATAGATTTAGATAGTTTTTGCGAAGTAACCGCAATAGTAACCGAGCCGACTAACTCCGAAGATATTGAAGAGTATCGACAAAGAGTAATAGAGGCTTATCAACAGGAATCGCAAGGAGGTGCAAAGACAGATTTTAGGATTTGGGCAGCGGACGTGCAAACGGTTAGAAAAGTTTATCCGTATGTAAACGCCCCCGGAATTATAGATTTGTATGTAGAGGCAAACCCAGCGGATTCAACAGACGGAAATGGAACCCCATCGGCTCAAACACTTTTGGACGTAGAATCAGTAGTTGAATTTGACCCTGACACGTCAAAGCCAGTAAACGAAAGAGGGCGTAGGCCGATAGGCGTATTTCAGATAAACTTTTTAGCAGTAGACCCTATTCCGGTCGATGTTGAAATAACCGATTTAAGTGATAATTCATATCTCACAGCGATTGAAGATGCTGTAAGTGCTTATCTGTTCAATGTAAGACCGTTTGTAGATGGTGCTGACAATCCAAACAATTCACAGATAGACTTGCTATATAAATCGGACATTTATGGAATTGTAAGGGATGTTATTGGTTCAAATGCAACGTTTACAAGTTTGACTGTCGAGGTTGACGGAATTGGTGTTGATATACACGAATTTACAGTTGACGAAATACCTTACTTAAATTCGGTTACTAATGTCTAATGTAAGCGTAGACATATTAGTTGATAGTAATTTTGCTGTAACTGAGAATTACGGTAGCGGTATTACTATCATTAACAATCAGTTATTTATTTGTGATAAGCAAAACAATCGTATCCTAATTTACGATTTAGCTGGAAATAATGTAAGTGATTTTGGAACAGTAGGAACTGGAGATGACGAATTTTATTTTCCGGAGGGGATTACAAACGATGGTGTTAATTTGCTTATTGTTGACAGCGGAAACCACAGGATAAAAAAACATGCCACAGACGGAACATATATTGATGAGTTTGGAGAATTAGGATTAGGGGCTAACTTCTTTAATTACCCTTTAGGCATAAGCTATCAAAATTCAAAAATTTATATAGCCGATAGGCAAAATAATAGGATTAAAGTTCATAATGCCTCTTATGCGTTCGAATTTGAGATAACAGGGTTAAATTTTCCCGAAGATGTTACTGTTTTTGATAATAAAATAATAATTTCAGATTCAGGAAATAAGGTTGTAAAGTATTATGATAATTCCGGTAATTACCTTGGCCAGTTTGGAGGGTTTGAATATCCGTCCGGGTTAGTAAATGTTAATAATAATGTTTTGGTAGTAATTGACAGAGTTGATAATCTTATCAAAGTCTACGATACTGCTTTTACACTTTTAGAAACCTTCGGAAGTACTGGTAGTTTAGATGACGAATTCTTTTTCCCCACCGATGCCTACTATTCAGATGGGAAATTATACATAAATGATTCAGGCAATAATAGGGTAAAAGTTTTAGATTTTACGATAGAGTTAGATATACCGATATTTGTATCTGAAATTTTAAAGTTAACAAAACAACTCTATCCATCAGGCCGGGCGTGGTGGTTAAATTTCGGTAGTGTGTTCAGCAAATTTCACGAAGCCTTGGCCTATTCTGAAAGTCGTGCTTTGGAGGCTGCAAATGCAATTTATAATGCTATAATACCCGATAACGAAGGCTTTACCGCAGTCGATGCAACTAATTGGGAACGCGCTTTAGGGATATATATTAAGCCTGAATTAGATTTAGCAACCCGAAAAGCCGTTATATTAAGAAAAATGGAACATCCGGGTAATATTTTAGCCCGTCAACATTACTTATATCTTCAAGGCGAATTACAAAAAGCAGGGTTTAATGTTTATGTGATTGAAAACAGAGTGCCAATTGGTGGCGGTCAGTATGAAATATACGACCCTACGGCGGCAATTTATGGAAATGTAACCTATGGGAGTGTTGAGTATGGTGGTGCATCTATTGGAAGTTATACTAAAATAGCTAACTACATAGACGAAACGGTAGACGACACATTTTTATTCGGAAACGATACAAATTTAAGAAGTACATTTTTTATCGGAGGGGCAAACCTTGGAAGCCGGGCAGATGTTCAAACAGAACGAAAAAATGAATTTAGGGAGTTGATTTTAAAGATTAAACCAGCTCAAACAGCAGGATTTTTATTAATAGATTATATTTAACAATATGGCACGCGATTTAATATCACAGACCGGAGTACAATCCGACCCTGATTTTCTCAATGGGAAAATAGTTGACGGGGTTACTTTGATAAGCGAAGGGATTAATCAGGATATAATTCAATTATTTCAAAAGGTAATGAATTATGCCGGACTTACTGCAAATGGTAATCCGGATAACGAAGCCAATGGCTATCAATTTTTACAGGCATTACTATATTATGCCCGTTATAATATCTTATCAACTACTACCACCCCCGGAACGGTTGAAAAGGCCACAACAGCAGAACGGGATGCTGGAACAGCTGATAAGTATATTGATGCTGCATTATTGGCAGGCAGAACCGCTACTGAAACAAGAACGGGTATAGCCGAACTTGCTACAACAGCCGAGGTTCAGACCGGAAGTGATACTTCAAGAATTGTTACACCAGCAGGATTAAGTGCGAGGACTGCAACTGAAACGAGAACTGGTATAGCTGAGTTAGCTAATCAAACAGAGGCTAATACAGGCGCTGATGATACGCGTGTTTTAACTGCTTTGAAGGCTAAAACGGCTTTGCCTGAATGGAATGGTGCATGGACTAATTTAACACTAAATGCAGGGTGGAGTGGTACTGTTAGGTATAAAATAATGGGAGATAATACTGTGCATTTACAATTTATTCAAATATATAGAAGTAGTGGGTCTATCTTGGAAGTGTTAAATTTGCCCAATAGCATACGCCCGTCAAATATAGTTGTAGGCTCCGGGGGAGCTAATCCCGGAATTGGGATTTTTATATTTGGGTTAATATGGGTTAAAGTAAATGGGGACACATATACTTTTATTAACTCTATATCAGGGTCTCCCTCAAGGACTTTTGGAACAACACCAACTGGGGCCGTTGGCTTATTTGATGGGTATGTTGTTTATACGATTTAATTAATAATGTAGGATGATTTATATAACTGAAAGTACTCAGCCTCTTTTTCGTAAAAATTATTATTATATCCTGTTATAACATTATTTATACTGTAAAGAACAGGAAAAATATAATTTATTCTGATATATTTATTTTTATAATTTATATTGGTTTGATTAAATTGAACACTATGAATCACTTCATGCGTAAGGATAGAATTAAAATTAGGTTTAAATTTATGACTTATAGTTAAATTTTCTATTTTAGTGTAATGAACAAAATCATTACAAGTTGTTACAGATATTGAACCCCCAAAATTAACACCCAAATCATTTGGATTTTCGGTAGTACTAAAAAAAATAGGATAACCCGTCTTCAATGATGTTAAAATATTTATATGACTGTTTTTAAATAATGGAAAATAAATATAAGATATAGCTGTTAAAACATCTATCCTTGGATTAACCCCATTTTTACTTATACATAAATAGGCTCCATAAATATTAATATTATACCCCTGAAACATTCCCCTTCCTTCCTGAGTATTTTCCATGATAGAAGCACCTAAAGAACTAACCAAATTAGTAGGCCATCCCCAAAGTAGATTATCCCTTACTGAAATCTGTTGAGCAATATATTTACTCGATTGACAAACAGCACCACCGACACAACCCTTCCAAAAAGCATTAACGAAAACCTTACCATACGTCCGTTTATCGGTTTTCTTTTTGTTTACCATTGCGCCAACTCCGGTAATTACTCCCGATGTTACGGTATTGGTAACAGCAAATTTAATATCCTCTTTTTGAGCGTTTATGGTAAGCGATATTAATAAAAGTAAAATAGTAGTTTTCATATTGGTTTTTCTTTAGTATACGTCAAAAATATACAAAAGATTGAAATAATTATGTGTTTTAAAACATAAAAATTGCAATATAAATATATTATACTAACTTTGTATAAAAAATAAAGTAAAATATATGGAAAGTAATATTATTATGAAAAGCAAAGACCGAGATTTATTCGGGGTCGTAATTAAGCAAGAAACAAAAACCGGGTTTTTGTCAGTTAGCGAATTGCAAAAGGCATACGAAACCGCGAGATGGCAATATGGATGGAGTGATAAAAGAATATCAGATATTATGCAAACAGATGCCTTTAAAGAACGTACATATTATTTACTTCATAATCAAGGTATTATAAAAGCGAGTTTTACCGCTTTTATGGAAATGACTAAAAAAGAAGGTATTGCAAAAGTATTAAAGGGACTTGGTGTTTATAAGACAACCGGGGCGAGGGAAAATAAAGTAACCTTTACAAACCCTTATATATGGATTCTTTTGGCTATGGAATTAAATCCAATGATATATGCAACTGTTGTAACGTGGCTTACAGACACATTAATATTTGACCGAATAGAGGCCGGAGATGAATTTAAACCAATGAATAATGCTATAAAAAGCATTGTGCCAAATCCTGACTATAAAAAATATGCTATTGCCATAAACGAAAAAGTATTTGGAAAGCATTTAACTGGAATGAGAAATTTAGCTTCCGCCCAAGAATTAAAAAAAATAACCAAAATAGAACAGTTTATTTCGCAAGGCATAAATATGCAAATGATAAAAGAGGATAGGCAAATAATGTATGCTATCGCGAATTTCTCTTTATAAATAGTGTATTAATATTACGTATATATAAACAACTTTTTTTAAAGTACTTATAATATTCGTAAAATAATAACACCTATTTTATGTTTAATATAATAAATCACAAGTATCAAATTAATCACTATATTTGCATAAAAGACTTGTATGGAGTTCAATATCAATACCCATGAAGTTGTCGAAATAACAAACAAACTTGAAAAACTCCACAAGTCGGCTATGCCTATTGCTGTTCGGGAAACATTAAACGAAGCCGCCGTAATGGGAAGACTTGAAATGATAAAGCAATTCAAAGAGAAAGACGAGTTTACTATCCGAAAACCAAACTTCATAAACGTTCATTCAAAATTCAATAAATCAAAAAACACCTTCGATATAAACCAAATGCAGTCGGAGTTCGGACTAATAAAAGGTAAATCAAATGCAGGCGATGAATTGGAAAAGGTAGAGTTTGGAGGCATAGCGCAAAAACGTGACTTCATACCAATGGACGAAGCAAGAGGAGGGACTAAAAAAAGGCTAATATTAAAAAAACATTATCTTCAAAATATAAAACCAAAAAAAGGGAAAAGCATTTATAAAAGTCAACAATTGATAAGAGCCGCAATAAAAACCGGGAAAGGTGGTTATGTTTTGTATGGACATGTTTTATCAGAAATAAAAAAAATCGAGAAACCTTCACGAAATAAGATTTTTATAAAATATTCCCCGATATATCACTTTAAAGATAACCGAAGTGTAAAAGTACAAAAAAACGCTTTTATCGAACCTGCTGGACAAATAGCACTCGATAAAATACCTCAGATATTCAAAGAGAAAGCCCAAAAACGATTTGATAAATACCTAAAGTAATGAGTTGGTTAGAACGATTGAACACCATACAACTATCCATTATAACCGGGGACGGTAAAGAGTACTCCCCGCTATGGAAGGATGCCGAAAAGAACATTAACTACAATGTAGAAGGGTTTGATTTTATAGGAGTAGAAGGCACTTATGTAGCCCGTAAAGAAAAGTCCGGGATTCAATACCCAATGACATTATATTTTCAGGGTGAAAATAATATCGACATATCAGACGCGTTCGAGATAAGCGCACGGGACAAACGCCCGTGGACAATAAAACACCCTTATTATGGAGAGTTCAAAGCCCAACCTTTAAGTCTGTCATTCAATAACAAGTTTCAAAACGTTACCGAGATAACCGGGACACTATGGCAGACCATTGACGAAAAATACCCCGAACAGTCAATATCTACAAAAAAGGATGTCGAAATAAAAAAACAGGAACTTGATACAACAGTTGAAGATTCATTTTCGAACGCGCTATCAAATCCAAACCCTTCAATAATTGAACCCGGAACAACAGCCGTACAAAGAATAGGCAAGAATTACGAAAAACTAAAGTTATCAACTGAACAGGCAGCGGAACTTAAAAACGAAATAGCCTCCGCAAGTGCTTTGGTTCAAAATATAGTATCAGACCAACGTTCAGCGATTCAACAGATAATAAGTCTTATTAACTTTCCTTTTGAGACAGTTCAGGACATACGTCAAAAGATAGATGCTTATATTATTACTCTTAATGATTTAATAGGCGTATTCCTAAAAGACAGTAATGGAGACTTTTTACCAACTCCCGGACAAAATGCAACTATGTATCAGTCGTATTCTGCAACTGTATTCGGAGAGATGTCCCGTAGTGCTGTTAATGGGAATTTTCAAAACAGAAAAGAAGTAGTTACCGCAATATCGCAAATAAATGAAGCATACAATCAATACCTTTCAAACATTGATACAATAGGACTAACCGAAGGGTATGATATATCTCAGAAATTAGATGTAATCATAAACCAAACGATAGCCAGTCTGTTTGATGTTGCTTTTGAATCAAAACAAGAAAGAGTGTATACTATTGATAAAGACGAAAATATTATAACGCTCGCACACAGATTTTACGGTCAAGGAGACGACAATATTATGATGTTTATACTCCAAAACGATGTTAAGTTATCAGAGTACGTTACAATGAAAAAAGGACGCCAAATAGTTTACTTCGTATGAAAATCACAATAAACAACAAACAATTCAATTTCTTTGCATCTTATGGCATATCGCTAAAGTACAACGCTATTGCCTCCACTTTCTCATTCGATGCCTTACAGGATAAATTAGGCTTTTTTATTGAGTACCCAAACATTCAGATATTTGATGACAATGATAACCTAATGTTAACAGGAACTTGTTTAGCCCCAAATCTTAAACAAACAACTAAACCGGAATTAACCCAAATCGGAGGGTATTCGCTTCCGGGCATTCTTGAAGATTGCGTTATCCCAGTAAGTTCATACCCTTTACAATTTGACAACTTATCGCTAAATGAGATAACTTCAAAAGTGATAAAACCTTTTGATATTAAATTCATAAGTACATCAAACATATCGACTGAGTTTAATAAGAAATACCCAAAGGTAGCCGCCGAACCGTCTCAATCAATAAAAGACTTTTTAACTGGACTGGCCACACAAAGAAACATAATCCTAACAAATAACGAAAAAGGCGAAATTGTCTTTACGCGCTATATAAAACAAATGCCATCGGCACGACTTGAGGAAGGCCAACCCGGAATAAATAACATACAGCTATCAATAAACAGCCAAGCCTTGCACTCAGAAATAACCGTAATGAGGCAGGCTACAAATGATAATCCTGATTCAGGGGAGTACACAATACAAAATCCATATTGCAGTAAATTCAGGCCGACAATAAAAACACTCGATTCGGCTGATATTTTCGATGTTCAAAAGGCAGCCCGTAACGAACTATCAAACGAACTAACAAACATTCAAATAACATTCCAAACAACGCGCCTTTATAAGCCCGGAGAAATAGTCGAATTAAAAGCCCCCTCAATAAACATAAACGCATTTGTTGAGTTATTTATCCAAGAAACCGAAATAACCGGAACAACAAAAGATGAATACTACCAAGTAAAATGCGTATTACCTGACATCTATCAAGATAATAAAGTAAAATCAATATTCCAATGATCCTCGCTAAAGTAAACAAAGCTACAGCAGCCTTTATTAAAGTACTAAGATACGGTAAAAGCGATGTAATAACCCCGGAGTACTGTTTGCCTCACGGTATTGATTCAAAGCCTAACAAATCAGATATAGCCGCAATATCCAATACAGCAGACAAAGGGAAAGACATTGTATTAGGATACATTAAACAATTCAACCAAACGTCAGAGGGAGAGATACGCATATACGCTAACGATGCACAAGGCCAAGAGGCGTTCAGTATACACCTAAAGAATAATGGCACAATAGAGATAGGCGGGGCTAATGACTTCCTCGCGCGTTTCAATGAACTAAAGAGTGGGTTCGATACGCTTAAAAACAATTTCAATACACACGTTCAGAATTATAATACACACGTTCACCCCGGCGTAACATCAGGAGGAAGCTCTACACTTGTAACAACAACTGTCAGTACCCAGTCAACTGCAAGTATAGACAATGCAAAGATAAGCGAAATAAAAGTATTGTAACTTATTGATATACAATATATAATACTATTCCTATATGCGTAGGTACTTAGCTAAGTAGTTGTAAATCAGTGCAGTAAGGTCGCAC